TAAATTCAACAATTTCTAAACATCCGGCATTATCGTGAAAATGCAACGTGCAATTGCACATGTTGTCTTTAAAATTAGGGTCGTAAATGGTTCCTATATTATTCACAACGTGAGCGGACCACTGTAGCCATCTTTCATTTTGACAAAGTCTTAATATTACACACTGAAGCCCAGCTGCAAGTATAATGCTTTTTAAAGACTCTACAGCCGCTTGAACTAATTCATATGTCATAGATCCACTATCATCTACAATAAGAACAAATATTGCATCTGGGGAATTAGTCTTTATTTCATTAAATGTGCCCCATTGTAACGTATTTATAATTTTATCTTGTACATAATTTAAAAATGTAGTTTGTGATTCTGGGGTTGGTCTAGAAGTTTGAATAATATTTTCTTTTGGTATTGGTAAAGAACATAAGATGTCTGTTATGTCACCCACAGCACCAGAGGGCCAAATTTCACCCCAGCCTTGAGATGGATTATCTACTTCGTAATTTGTATCGATATCAAAAGCTGCAACAAATCTACTAGCCTGTGCAGATACAGACTGATTAAAGTAGTTCACATCAACAGGCCAGAGATTTCCAACTATATTACCATATTGAGTTGAAGTATAATTGGGTTGTGATTCATCAATAAAATTTAATATATAAGTACTATTATAGTTATTAATATTAGGATCTGTAGGAGTTGGCGTGGGCGTTAAGGTTTCTGTTGGTGTTGGCGTTAACGTTTCTGTAGGAGTGGGAGTTAAAGTTTCCGTAGGTGTTGGGGTTAACGTTTTCGTAGGTGTTGGGGTTAACGTTTTCGTAGGTGTTGGGGTTAACGTTTCCGTAGGTGTTGGCGTTAGTGTCTCTGTAGGAGTTGGCGTTAACGTTTCCGTTGGAGTTGGAGTTAAACTTTCCGTAGGTGTGGGTGTTGGCGTTAGTGTTTCCGCAGGAGTGGGTGTTAACGTCTTCGTAGGAGTCGAGGTAGTAATGTTAAAAGGATTATTAAAATATATTCTATAATCATTTGATTCAATTCTATTACCATCAAAATCCACTGCAACAAAAGAAAAAGTATACCAACCAGAAACTCTATCATATATATTAATTAATAGTCCAATATTACCATCTATATTTAAAGCCGTATGACTACCATTTGGAAAAACATATTCATTATTTATATAAGGATAAAGTGGATAACGAGTATCCGCAAAACCTTTTATATTAATTGTACCATCACTTGTAGAACCATTGTTAGGGATTTTATTTATTACAGTAATTTCATTTCCTTCATATATCCCCTCAATTGATGGTAATGGTGTGGACGTTAACGTTTCCGTAGGTGTTGGCGTTAGTGTCTCTGTAGGAGTTGGCGTTAACGTTTCCGTTGGAGTTGGAGTTAAACTTTCCGTAGGTGTGGGTGTTGGCGTTAAACCTTCTGTGGTGGTTGGTGTGGGAGTTAACGTTTCTGTGGGTGTGGGTGTTAATGTCTCTGTTGGTGTGGGTGTTAAAGTTTCCGTTGGAGTTGGAGTTAAACTTTCTGTGGGTGTGGGCGTTAACATTTCTGTTGGTGTTGGAGTTAACGTTTCCGTAGGTGTTGGCGTTAGTGTCTCTGTAGGAGTTGGCGTTAACGTTTTCGTAGGTGTTGGAGTTAAACTTTCCGTAGGCGTTGGAGTTGGTGTTAAACCTTCTGTGGTAGTTGGCGTGGGAGTTAACGTTTCTGTGGGTGTGGGCGTTGGCGTTAAACCTTCTGTGGTGGTTGGTGTGGGAGTTAACGTCTCTGTTGATGTAGGAGTTGGCGTTAAACTCTCAGTTGGTGTTGGTGTTGAGGTAGCGCCTTCTGTCGGAGTTGGTGTTGGAGTTTCATTTTTTGTCCGTGTAATAGTTTGAGTTGGCGTTGGCGTTAATGTCTTTGTTGGAGTTGGTGTTGGAGTATCTCCGTCGGTTGGGATGGTATTTTCTGTTGGTGTTGGTGTTACCGTTTTTGTTGGTGTTCTTGTGGACGTTACTGTTTTTGTTGGTGTCTTTGTTGGAGTTTCTGTTTTAGTTGGAGTATTTGTTTGGCTAGCTGTTCTTGTCGGCGTTCTTGTTGGTGTTGATGTTTTGGTTGGTGTTGTTGTGACTTTTTGTGTTTTTGTTGGAGATGGTGTTGGTTCATCAACACACTGTGAACAATCTGATTTAACCTTTACATTGGTTTTAATTGACAACAGACTATTTTTGTTATTATTAATATCTGTATTTTTTATTATAACGTTAATTTTTTGTTTATTGTTTTTTACTAATTTTGTTATAATTGGTTTATGATTACAAGAGCAATTTCTTTTAATTATCTTTACATTGTTAACAACAGAGAATGGAGATATTGATGTTATAACACTTGGTATACCTTCACTACTTCCCGGTGATACTTCCTCATAACCAAAATCAACTAAAGTTTTAATACTCAAAAGAGATAATATTGAAATTTTTCCAGAGAATGTGGATGGCACCATTAATTCGTTTGAGAACCCATAATATGATTGCTCATTACCTGATGGAGATCTATACTCTTCAGGCCAATGACCATCATCATCAGGATTCAATGGTATTTTTGTTCTAGTTAGAGACGTTATAGAATTATATGCATTTTTAGCATTGATGTATGTATTTCCATTTAATAGACTGTTAACAGGGGCTTCTACACCTGTCAGTAGTGCTACCTCTGGTTGCCAAAATGCCCCAATCCCTAAAGCATGACCAAGTTCATGAGTTAATGTCTCCACCCAATCTTTTTCACTAAACTGACTATTAAAATATTCATTAATAACTAATTGAAATGTTGATGTATTATATTTAATTCCATCTTTATCATCTAAATCATATCCGCGAAGAGGTCCACATGAAGCTATGGTAATTGACATTGGCTCATTGATCATACTAAATTTAGTTAAATCTAAAGATAATCCATTCCAATTATTAGACTTAAAATCTAACTCAGCTTCTTTTATAAGCCCATATATTTCTGCATTATATTTTATATATTTAGTCCACCGATCCGCAGCTAGATTTAAATAGCCTCGATATGGTTGTGGCACAGATAACCAAGAAGACTTATCAAAAAGAGGTTGGATGGGTGCGGGAGTGTTACGAGTTGTTGGCGTTGGTGTTGGCGTTAGGGTTTTTGTTGGCGTTGGCGTGGGAGTGTTACCAGTTGTTGGCGTTGGTGTTAACGTTTTTGTTGGTGTTGGCGTTGGTGTTAACGTTTTTGTTGGTGTTGGCGTTAAACTCTCAGTCGGAGTTGGTGTGGGAGTTAACGTTTCTGTGGGTGTGGGTGTTGGCGTTAAACCCTCTGTAGTGGTTGGTGTGGGAGTTAACGTTTCGGTGGGCGTTGGTGTTGGTGGTAAACCTTCTGTAGTAGTTGGTGTGGGAGTTAACGTTTCGGTGGGCGTGGGTGTTGGCGTTGAACCCTCTGTTAGCGTTGGCGTTAATGTCTTTGTTGGCGTGGGCGTTAAACTCTCAATCGGAGTTGGTGTGAGAGTATCTCTTCTTGTTGGAGTTGGCGTTAGGGTTTTTGTTGGCGTAGATGTAACCCCATCAACACATGCTGAACAATCAGATCGTATCTTTGTATTATCTTTTATAGACAGGATTGAATTATTAATTCTTTGCTTTGACTTATCCTGCATATTATAAAACTTTCGCAGCTATTAAGCATCCTTTACTTACTGAATGCAAGGGGTCTGAGGCATGCTTGACTACTTTAATTGGTAGAGGAAAATTATTCTCAACAATTTTTTTAGAAAACTGCTCTATATATCCTTTGGCCTGTGATGTACCACCAGCAATCACTATTGTTAAAGGATTCTTAAATTTTGGTAAAGATTTATGATTAGACAATGCAATAGTTAATTGTTTTGTAGTATAATCTATTAATCTTTCATAATATGATGATACAGCAGATAACACGGGATTATTATTATGTTCTCCAATTACGAACCCTCCTCCTTCTTTTTCTGCTTGAACCACACTATCTTTCTCTCCTGTTGCAATAGCACTCATACGATCTACCCAATCTCCTGACTTTGTTGTGCTGAATACTACCGTGGGTTCTCCGTTTAGCATAACGCAAACATTTGTCATCCCGGCACCACAAGACATGGCTATTCCTGTATAATTTTCTTCTTCTAATTCAGCATAGCACAAAGCTTCTGCTTCATTAATTGCTTTGGCGTCGTATCCACATTCACCCAAAATTGCCTTGACTACATCTTCATGATATCCAACGTCAAAATCGTCATCTTCTTGATCAACTGGTTGTGCTGGTACACAGAATACCAATTTCTCATTTATTTCTGATGCCTGACCAACCACTTCTTTTAAAATAAAGGCCAAGACACGTTTAGCGTCTTTCTCTTTAGTCGATACCACACCTTTGCTCATGGGTCTTTTTGCATTATCATTACGCTCAATTGCTTTTTCAATAGCGTCTTTTCCTAAAATAATAAAAGAATCATTATCTTTAACAAAGACTTTTCCAGACAATCCTTTTTCTATCATTTTTGTTGCTACTGGAGTTGTTGGTCTAATTACATAAAAAGCATCCCTAAAATCGGTGTATTTTATACCAGATTCTTCATTTGTTGCTAGTATTATAAAACTAGTTCCTACATCTAAACCTTTAGACATAAAATTTCTCCTAAATATATTGATAATATAATTTTAATACACCTTTCAAAGTTTTATTATGAAATCATGGGATTGTTTTGACACTATCGTTAGCCGTATTCTTTATAACTGAAAGCAACTCTATGAACTCATGGGATTGTTTTGATACAATTATTGGTAGAAATTTTTATACTCCAGTTTCTATCTTTAAAATTATTAGCAATAAAATTAATGATCCAACTTTTACAGAAAAAAGAATTAAAGCAGAACAATTATCAAAATATAAAACATACCAAGATATTTATGAATATCTGCCAGAGTATGATCCGTTTCTAGAACTAGATATAGAAAAAAAATATTCTTTCCCTATTTTAGAAAATTTTAATAGAGTACAAGATGGAGATATAATTATTTCTGATATGTATTTTTCTTCAGAAGAAATAAGAGAATTATTAAATTACCATAATTTTAATAAAGATGTAAAAATTTTATCTACATATGGGGGTAAACATTCTGGAAGAGTTTGGGATTGGTTAAAATCAACTAAACTTAAAATTAAATACCATTTTGGAGATAATATACATTCTGATGTAAAAATGGCAAGGAACTATGGTTTTCAAAGTATATTTTTTGCCGGACATTCTTTGACAGAAGAGGAGCAATTTTTAGAGAATAGTGGAAACAATCATCTCGCTGCGCTCATGCGTAAATGTAGACTATCTAATCCATATAATATGCCTAAATCATTATTTTATCATAACCATGGTTCTTTTCAGCATATTGCTGGACATAATTGGATAGAAGAGATAAATGGACAAATATACCCATATATTATGCATAAAAATTTTGAAGATTATTTCTTATTAAAAAGCAAAAAATATAAAAATGTTTTAATACAATTACATTTTAATGGCGATAGTTTTATTGCTAAAGATGGTAAAACTTTTAATCCACTTTATAAGGGAGTATGGGAGGACTATGCTATTACTTATCAGTCGGTGATACAAAAATTGATATGGAGCGATCAATCTCAATATAATATTCCTTTATTAATTCTTATAGCATTAAGTTTACCTTCTCATAAAGAACTTATTTTTTCTCAGAGAGACTGCCTATATCTACAACAGATCTATAATAAGCTTTTAAATAAAAATTCTTTAATGCTAGAAGTTTGTCGTGCCGGATATTTAAAACCATTCAATAACGAATATATAAAATATATATTGTCTAATATAACAAATAAACTAATAATAGATTCCCATGGTAGTGGATACTCAGCTAATGCATTTTTCTCCAATCAAAATCAACACTACGACCTTCATCATATTTTCAAGCACCATCTAAACGCTGAACAAAAAAAGAATCTTGGTTTTCCAGCAGATATTGAAATTAACTCTAATATGGAGTGTGTATCTCTTGGTGGCATAACTTGGTCTTGTCCTGGCAGATCATTTGAAAAATACAATATACACAATACTGGTAAATTAATTAATTGGAAAAATAATCAAGCTGTTAGACTTGAATCAGAACATGATTCAATTATTGCTAGTACAATATTAGAGTCTATAGACTACCTTTGCAGATCTATAGATCCATATATAGAACATCTATCTCCAAATAATGAGATATTACCACTATTAGCTAGAAAATTAAAAACAACTTTTACAGATATAGTTATAGAGAGTATAGGCAGATAACTCTTATATTAATGGTTTTATATTAAATCTATCAAGTACTGATTTTATACTTCCAGTAGATCTATTTATGTTTAGAGCCAAAGCCCCAGCCAAAACCTTATCTGTTTGATCATGAAAAGTATTAAGAGGATGGTCCCCCATTGCAATAACACTTTTCCCTAAAATTGCTGACTCATAAAGAGTGGTTGATGTTAACCCAACAATAAACATTGCTTTTGATGCTAAGTCCATGAAATCATGATTTACATCAGCAATAGAAAGATTATAATGCTTAATATTTTTGTTCAAAGAATCATAAAGAGCGATGGGATCTGTACCAGCTTTAGGATGCGGTTTTAATATAATTTTATTATTTGGATATATTAATAATAAATCTTCAATAAAATCATTCATATTTTTATATTTAGTATAGTATAGTACTTGAGTATCGTTATTTAGTTGCATTGGAACTAGAATATATTCATGGTTTTCTATAGTATATATTTTTTGTAATTGTTCTCTTTTTTCATATAGCTGATTCATATCTCGTTCTTCTATCCAATCTAAATTAGAATTTAGTATAGAATCACCACAAAAACCACAAGGATCAACAAAAAAATTTTTATTTTGAGGTAACATTCCCCATTCTATATAAATTTTTGGTATTCCTTTAGCTTCACATAATCTAGTAACTAATGGACCATAACACTGATTTCCTCCCCATATAACCATGAAATTAGCATATTTAGCCGTGTTGGCAAACACCGCAAACGACCTACCAGGGGATTCTGAGTTTCTAGATGCTATTTTTTTTATGCCTTCATGTTGGAATATTAAATCATATTCTTTAGCTAAATTTTTAACTAAATTTAATTCTGTTGGTTGTAAATATCCGTAATGTACTAAAGTATTGTTTAACATAGTAATTCTTGACGATAGTAATAGATAATATTATTATGAAATAAAAGGTGTTACTATGCCATTAAATCAAAAATATGGAAAAATTTGGGGTAATACTCAAGAAATTTTTAACATGAACAGCATTTCTATACACCGTATAGAAATTCTAAAAGGAGGACAATGCTCTAAGCACTATCATGAATCTAAATACAATATGTTTTTTGTAGAAAAAGGACAAATCAAAATAGACATTTGGCAAAAGGATTACGACCTAATAGATTCTACTATTCTAATAGATCAACAATCTACAATAGTTAAACCTGGATTAGTACATAGATTTACTGGTTTGGAACAAAGCATATGCTATGAAATATATTATACAATACTAGAAGAAAATGATATTATTCGTCAAGACATTGGAAAATTAATATTAAACATATAAATTTTTAATCATATATTTTAGTTTTAATATCATTATAGGATAATAAAAATTCTTCATAATTTAAAAAATTATCTTGTATATTTAGTAAATAATTTTCTTTTTTTAACATAGATTCATTTTTAAAGTTCCAAATAAAATCAGGATATATATTTTTAATTGTTTCGTATATATAATTTATTTTATTATTAGACTGATGAATATTTTCATAAGCAATCATTACATATTTTTTATTCATTTTTTGAATAAAATTGTTTAAAATATTTATAGTTTTATCTTTATATATATTATATTCTTCTTTATTCCAATTTATTTTTTCTAAATATTTACGTTCTGTTTGTAGAGAAGTCCATCTTTGACTGATGAAAGATTTTTTTTCGCTAACAAAAGAATCTAATAAATTGTTTCTATAATTAACAATTATATAATCAGATATATTTAATATATTTTCTAAAGATATATCATCTAAATGTTCTGGAAAAATTTTAAATACTAAATTATTATTATTTTTATATACTATATCTTGTATACTATATAATAATTCAATGTTGTATGGTTTATTTTTTAGGATTTTATTTTTTATTTTGATGTATGTTGTGGGATCAATAAAAAAATTTTTAGGACTATAAATATTTTTAAAAACATTTATAATATTATTATCAATATTATATATACTATTTAAAATTTGAGAAAAAGTATAAAGAAATATTAATGGATCTTTACTAAAAACTTCCTGTATACCGATTGTATTCTGTCCAGACAAAGTGTCACACAGCCAAGAAGAGCCTGTTCTTTGGTAAGAAAGTATGCATATTGTTTTCATATTATGGTTTTCTTAATACAATGTAATCCCCGTATACCCCTATAAAATCATATCCATATATTTTTTGTAAATTGTTTGCATGATTCTCTACGTCTTTAAATCTTAATTTATGATCAATAGGTAAATATATTCTATAATCATGTAATAATATGTATCCTTTATTTTTTAGTTTATTTGTCCAAAAACCAACGTTATCTGCTAATATTGTTCCAGAATGTGTTCCATCTTCAATATAAATATCAATAGTATCAGACCAATTAGCAAAATCAATCGGACTTTTTCCATGTAAAAAAGTAATATTTTTATATGGATTAATGTTTTGTACTAAATTTAAATCTCTCTTTTGTTTAGTTCCATTAGATGCCGAATCTATCATTTGTTCTTGGTTCGGATTCCATAGATAAGAATCGTATTGATCTATTGTGGTTATATTAATATTTGGATTTGCATGAGCCATAATGGCCGCACATCCACCTAAAAATGTTCCTATCTCTACTATAGATGTATTTGCTTCCAAAGATTTTGCAAAATGATGTAAAAATAGTTTCTCTAGTGGTCTTAATAGTGCGTATTTATGATTAGGAGATAACTCAGAAAAGTCTATGATATTATCATTCATATTAATTTTATCTTATAAAGGTTTATCAAAATATTCTGAATACTTTGGATCATTTTCTATTGGCCAATATTCGCTTTGTGGTCTTTGTGACCATCTTTCTATATAATTCTTATGTTTCTTAAACTGCTCAAAATTTCTTTTTATTATATATGCTGGAGATGAATGAAACCAACTGACTATGGCGGACCTATCAAAATTAGCCCCAACAAATGCATGATAACTATTATGACTTATCTCAAACATAAATAATCTATTGTTTTTTGGTTCTATTGTATCTAATAACTTAGCATTATATGCATCATAAATCCCTGTTCCTCCGCCAGTTACAGATATATTATCGTCGTTATTTAGATAGTATAATAGTGCTACACTTCTAATCATTTTTACGCTGTTGGGATTAGCATTGGTATCATCAGTATAACGCACCCCTCCACCACAAGTAATAAAATCTTGATCATTGGCGGCTTTAGGAAACGAACAGATGTTCATGTCTCTATGTATAAATCCATTTTTTGATGGAGCTTTATGAAAATGGGCAGAAGGAGATATATATTGCGAAGTCTCTATATTAAAAGACTTTTCTATAAAAGTTTTTAAATTTTGTGATGCAAAAAAATCATAACCATCAACTAAGTCCTTTGTTCCTAATCCAGCTATATATCCCTCGTAGTTACTAGTTGCCCCAGGCTGATCCTTGTATGGAATCGTTCTGGCTATAAACTCAGGAAATTTAGCACATATAGAATTATATATGTCTTTATTAAATAAATTATCAATAATTATATAATTAAACGGGGCGTCATACTTTTTAATAGTTAAATATTTAGATTCATATGGATGAATTTTATAGGTTAAATCAGTAATCATAACGAGTGACTCCATCGCTGTCTATATGAAGTAATTTTGATGGTAAGGTATTATTTGAAAGATATTCATACAATAATGAAGAAAATTTTCTAACATGTATATAATATTTACTTTCTATAACCGGACTATTATTATGTTTCCAATATATAATATTATCTTTTTCATAAAATCTATTAGTATAGTCATATTTTCCATATAATACACAAGGTCTAACTATCAAAAAGTCTCTTAATTTATTAGTATTTATGTAATTTTCTAGTATTTTTTTATTTAAGCAGTATTGATGTAGCCAATGCTTAGTGTCGTTCAATGCTAAATTATCCATAACACAAAGAGTAGATAGTAATATATATTTTTTATATGAGATATTATCAATTATATTAACTAAGTCGCTTATGCAATAACAAGAAAAATCAATAACTATATCGTATTCTTGTTCTTTTTTAAGTATAGCACAACTGTCTTTATTTTTTCTATCAACATGTATTGTTTTTAAATTTGAAAAAATATCTTTATTTGTTACTCCTCTGTTTACTAACGTTGGCTTTATGTTATTTTCTAAACATAATTCTACAAAATCTCTTCCAATCATTTGCGTTCCACCGATGATCAATATTTTTTGTAGCATAATTATCTTTTTAAGTTTTTTAATTTGTCTATTGAAGATTCTATATTTTCATTAGAAATTTTAGTTTCACCAAGATTTTCGTATTTTTTTCCATACCAGACGTTTTGATGTCTGTCACAAATGTTCTCTCATCAATAATAACTTTATTTATTATTTTGTCATCGGATACTGCCTGTTGTTTACTAAAAAAAGAAGTTGGCTGACTCTTCATAATGGTCTGACTACTGGTTAATCGACCAATAGTATATCCCAAAAAGAAAAATACTATATTCAATAGTATTAATATAATCAATAATATGTATATAGTATCTGCCATAGTGTCCTCCAAGGTACAGTACACCCCTGTATAAATAAAAAAGGGGCCAAAAGACCCCTTTAGTATCTCAACATTAGATTGTTAAGCAACGAATTATCAGGGTTGTGATCCTAAAATTCTTCCTTTTTGAGTTCTAATAACATAGCCTCTCCTAACTAAAAAAGGTTCAATACTGTTTTCAATAGTTTCGATAGCTATTCCTGTCATGGATGATATAGCTTTTAATCCAAGAGGAGATCCTTTGCTTTTCTTTAAGAGATCGATATATAGTCTGTCATAAATATCTAAACCATTATGATCAATACCCTGAACATTAAATATTTCATCTACAGAAATAACCTTATCTGGATTACAAGACATATAATTCTTATACCACTGCAATCTAGCGTTTAGAATTCGTGGAGTTCCTTTGCTTCGTTTAGCAATCTCTAAGAGGTCGCAATCATCTATGACTACTCCTAATTTAGATAAATTCAACCTTGCTAGTTTAGCTAGATCATCAGTATTATAAAAAGATAGATGTTCCTTAATGCAGAAACGATCATAGAATGGTTGACTTAAACTTCCTCCACTTGTCGTGGCCCCAATCACAGTAAATACGGGCAGATCAATAGTTTCTGGAACATCTTTATCCTCATCATTCTTAACTGTAATATTAAGAACAAAATCTTCCATGACCGGATATAGAAATTCTTCCACAATCTTAGGCAATCTGTGGATTTCATCAATGAACAAAACTGATCTTGGTTCAATACCCATTATATAGGGAAGTATATTTTTAATGCTACGTATATTTGCCGCATTGGTGGTATAAAGGTTTACCCCCAATTCGTTTGCTATGGCACTCGCTATGGTGGTCTTGCCAAGGCCAGGAGGGCCGTCTATTAAAACGTGAGGCATCACAGTGCCAGTGTTTTTACAGCCTCTCACAGATACTCGCAGACGCTCCTTGACATTATCCTGCCCAATGATTTCATCAAAAGTTGATGGTCGAATACCTTTAGCCATTTTTTTCTCCAAAAGATTGTAAAGCGTTTTTAATTAAAGATCCTATATCATTAGTCTTGCAAGAATTGTATGATTGTTTAATCAATTCTTTAGATTCTTCCAAATCAAATCCATAGCCAGACAGAACTTTAGCACATTGATTCAAAAGGTCAACAGGAATACTATCAATAATATTTTCTGCGGTCTTTCGTTTCTTTGTTGGCTTTTCGTAAATTATTTTTATGTTTTTTATCTGTTTTGGTTTGAAAACTAATCCACACTCACAGACTATCTTAAAATTCTTAACCTGGGTTTGTCTTATAAATAACCAATGTTCATTATCACAATTTTCGGATGGACACTTATATTTGAATGAAGCATCAATCTCAATTGGCTTCTGGCTTTTCAATTTTGTTTTTATCATCATCCTTTACCCAAAAAATAAAATCGTCTGCTTCAGCATCATATGCTGTTTCTACAAATCCCCGATTAACAAGAGAGTTTAATAAATTACTTACCATTCTATCATTAAGTGATTCTATAATAGTCAGAAACATATCATTATTCATAATATATCTTGTCTTATCAGTTTTTTTATGAATTTGTTTTTTAATGTGTTGTTTAACTATAATCAGAGATTCACTATATGACAATACGTTATCTAACTCTTTTTGATCCTTTGGATCTACCTCAAAAAGCAAATTGTTTACTAGATTATTTTCTTCGTCTTGTCCTTCTGGTTCAGTGTTTTTACCAAAATTATTAAAGACTAAGGCTCTGACAGAGTTTGTGAGGCTATCAATATCATTGATTATAAACCATTCATTATTTGTAGAGCTCATAAAATTTCCTAATTAAGTATCTCAAACAATCCTTCATAATATCGCGGTTGACTAACCACATGTTTAGCATGACTCTGTAAATGTAATTCATACTCCTTCTGAATTCTATTATAAACAAAGTATTTCATTTTCCATATTCCTTCGTTCCAATAGTTGTTCCCCAGGTACAGGGACTTTTTATCATCCGCTGTACTGGAGAACGAACTATTCACAGGTAACGCAATCGGAGAAAATCCATCTGGAAGTAATGGAGTATTATAGTTAGATAGGTTCTTCAACGCATCTTCTATGGCCTCCTTACTTATCCATTTATATTCTATCTTATTGATCAGACTATCCATATATTTTTTGACCCATTCAGTATCTATCTGAAAGTAAAATTTGTAAGGATCATTATCTTCTGGATTGTCAGGATTGTTCATAATTTAACTAAACTCTTTCAGACCATCTTGGTCCGGTATTATTAATTACATAAGGTCGAGTTGGTTTACGTCCACGCTTACCTTCATATCCTAATCGTTTCATAATATTATTAACTGTTTGACCACTAACATACCATTTTGTGTTCTCAAACTTACCTTCTTGCAGAAGTTTAGCCACGTCCCAATTGTTACTGGTTTTTTGAACTAATGCGATAAAATATTTTCTAGAAGATTCATTATCTAGTAAATGCTGTAATAGTTTATTTGTGTGTCTTCCCATAATTTATTCCTCCTAGTCCAGACACAATCGGGGGACACAAAAGCATCCCCCGACTGATCCGGTTTTAATTAACCAACGCAAAACTTATCACTAATCTGGCTTGCCAAGTCTCTAGCAGCACCCGAAAGGAATCGGTTGTTGCTGAAATACAACGCTGTGGACGCTTGGTTGAGGTACTCGACCACCGTTTTTAAAAGTTTGGCCTGCTCCCCACTCAAAACTAAACTGCTGTCACCAGCATGAGAAGGCAACACTGGCGACGGATCACCATAAGCCTTTTCAAGCATTTTGTTGTAAGACTTTGAAAGATCCTGATTGTAAGAATCTGGAACATTATCGTAACCTGCCCAAGCACTGCTCTTAAAATTATCTAAGGAACTCTTGCTATTCTTTTGACCACAAGTATCAGAGGTACTATTTGTATAAGTAGCCCTCTGACTATTAAGTTCATTCAGAATCTTTGCAGCAGCATCAACAGTTACTGGAAGTCCAGTAGCATCAGACTTCTTATATGTTTTCCTCCACTGTTCAAACCAAGCATCACTAGTAGCATTAGGAACAATGGTTACTGTTGCTGGTTGACCATTTAATGCAGAGATTAAATCTTGAACATTAACGCTCTGACCAGTTGAGCCGTTCAGAATACTGGTAAAGTAAGATGCCTTCTTTTCCCAGCACTTACGCCACCAAGTATAAGGAACTCGATAAATCTGATTGATCTTGATGGCTCGTGCATCTCCACCAAAGTAATTTACCAGTTTCTTCTGAATACCATTCCATGTGGTTTGATTAATCAGAGTTCGACTTTGATCATCCATAATCCAATAAATTTGATAACCATTACGAGTATCTACTACCCAACTTGGCTTAACAGGAAAATTATTGATCTTGTCAAGGGCAGACTGTTTAAACTTCATAACCTCTTTTGAGGGCAGATAGTTTCCGCTAGAATCTCGTCCAGCATCAATATCCACAAAGCAGCAACTGATTGTGTTGATAGCATACTGCTTTCGTCCACCGTTAACGTAGAAGTAAGCATCAGAGTTGCTATTCTCGTTAGCGTCATGTACCTCATTTAGATCACTAGTATGCTTCATGCTACTAATCTTTCTACGAGGATCTCCATTATAGCAAAAGATATGACCAGCATTTAGATTAAAAGAATCTAGAAACTGCTGCTGTAGTCTACTCCACGAATTAACGTGACGCTTTCCAGTATTGCTGTTAGCCTTGTCATACGGATTAAAACCAAGTTCCATCTTAAACATATTTCACCATTACCTGTAATTGTAAACAACCCAAACCAATATCGGGATAGTAACCTCTACTATCATTAGCGATATAAAATAGCGGGAGAGGAATTGAACCTCTCTCAAATAGCGTTTGTCGAGTTTCCCAACCAGAGGCTATTATCTTAGTCACCAGACTCCACTTTATTTTTAATCAACCAGGATAAGAGTTATCAAACTCATCATCCTCATCATCTTCAGCATAAGCCTCTTCGTCATCATCCTCATTCCATCCCCAATCATAGTCATTATCATAATCTTCGTCCTCGTCCTCATATTCATCCTCACTAAAGACAGATGAATAAAGAGGCTTGAGAAGTTCGCCTTGATACTCTCCGACAACTTCATATCGGCAAGTGCGAAGTTTCTCATAGTTACAATCACTAGGAACACTCACAACATCAGCAGGATTAATCTTGACGATAACGATCTTATCGCCATTTTCAAGACTACCATAACCGGCCACATAATTCAATGCACCAGCATGGAGTCCATTAGAACAACCTCGACCTCGATCATCATCAACCTTTGATCGCGTCATTTCACAAACATTACCAACATGATTATCAAATACTCCGCGATATTTGTCCATATAATCTGCTCTGACTGCCTTATAAGCAAGGAAATAACCATCCTCAGTAATAGGCAGATGCTCATGCTCAAGGAAATCATAGAGTTCCTTTTGACTCTGCATACTAGGATTCTCCATCAGGTTATTCAGGAAATTAACAAGAGGCTGAAAAGGCAGACCCTTGCTCATAAACTCCAGAATTCTCTTGCTAATCGACCCATGAACAACCTCACCCTCATAAGTTACCTGACCATTCTTGATTTCAACAAGACCGTCGCTAAAAGTAGCAACTGCCTTCTCAATATCAATCATTTCAAGCAACTCGTCAGAAGTTGCAGAAGGAAGTGCCTCCAGAATCATCTTATAATTAAGATGGTCAGGCAGAACCTGAAAACTCTTATTGTTCAGCACAACCGTCAGATTACCATCAACAAACATAAACGGGACACTCATGATATAAACTCCTATTGTTTTTAGTTACCTTGTGAATTACTTGATCAAACTACTCAATTGAATCTTAAACAAATCAATCTTGTCGCTATCCATACTCTCAACCCATATAGTATTATTTCTCTTACCATAATAATTATCAGCAAATTGAGAGATAGGATTATTCTTGCTGTCCAAATCTCTAAGACTGCCGTTATTCTGGTTGCTTCCCATAATATACTTCAACATCGGGCTCTTGTCAACCTCGACTTTAAGAATTTTCTTCAAGTCTGCCGCTTTGGTCAACTTATACTTGATTACTTTAGTATCAGACTTAAACAATTTAGTATATCCCTCAATGTCATCAGAATGGTCAAACATCTGATGTTGAATATTTATAAGAGTGTTATACTGTACATTTTTCTTCTTGAGTTCCTTACTATCAAGATTATCAATACCTCGATCCTTGAGCAAAGAATTAATATGGTCAAAATATTCAGTCTGAGAGAATCGTTTCAGATCAAAAGTTGCTCTGTGCATAGTATCAGCAAAGAATTCCATTACAAGAAAACTATCAATAATACTACATAGTTCAGTGTTCTTGATATATTTCTTATATTCAAGACCAAAAATACTCAACATATGACAAGAGAACTGGCTAACCAATGTTCCATGATTGTAATAATAATTATCATTATCACCATCCTTACTGATAAATTCCTTTTTGTAGAATTCAACAATAGAGTTGTACTCATTGGTATTGTTAAAATAATTCTTAATCTTTGTTGAGAGAATCTTCTTAAACCAAGTGTTAAAGTCAACAAGATTGTGTCCTTCACTGGTCATTTTTGCTACAAAATTGCTCTTGATAGCATAAACCTTCACATTTCCAAACAGCCCCTTGATATTCTCATTATCAAATAGCGATACAATCTTATTGATCTTAGGAAACTCTGGTGTGCTTTGATAACGAAGAATAGGAACATAAATGATAGAATCACTATCACTCAATTCATCTAGTTCGTCACTTGTAAGAGTTTTCAAACTTAGAGCATCGTTATATTCGACACTAAGTTTACCAGAATCCTTAGACTGACCATGAATAAAGAATATATCTTGATCGCTCACACTACCATTGCTATTTCTGACTCCACTTTTACGAGGGCCAGAACTTTGAGTAAGATGCTTATAGTCAGAAACCTTGAGCAAATTCGACTCTCCAACATCACTAATCAGATCATCAAAACCCTTGTCGCTTTGAGTATGATCCTTACTGTCCATAATCATGTACGCAAAGCAATCATTTTGACCACAATAACGTGTCACAATCTTCTTGGCAGTTTCTTCGCCCTTAACATCACAAACGAAGAAAGCAATCTTACCATTCTTCTTCTGACTATTCCAGTAAGCATATCCCTTACCAGTAAGAGTGTCGTGATGGATTTTATCTGTGAGAGAAATGAGGCGTCGTGAACGATACCCGCTGCTCTTGTAGTTAAAAACGTACAGGTTCTTACCGGCCTTGATTTTATATTCAAGGTCAGCACCACTATTAATGTTGTGGTTTTTACCATTAGGATCAGTCCAAGATGCACCAACACCCCATCCACCAGACAATTCATTCATCTGATAATATGTTGTGATAGCCTCAATCTTGGTTGTAGCAGCAGAAATCTTCTTGCTAAATTCATCTTTCATCTCAAGATAAATCTCTTGAGTCTTTTGACGCAGACTTTTAATTACACTCTTAGTATACTGCAAACCTTCACGGGAAACGTCCATTTCCAGTTCGCCAATACCAAAATCAAGTTCCAGATAAAGACCAGAGTTAATGATCTCAGTAACAAAACTCTTCCACGAATCAATATCGGCCTTCTGGAAAGCCCTATTCCACTTGGCAATATGATCTGGTTGATCTTCCTTCTCCTGCCCAATAATCTGAGCGGTTTGAACAGGATACGCGATATTGCCCATGATAGCAACAACACCACTATCAATACGGTGGTAGTTATTAGGATAGTATTGAGTATCGTTATTGAGTCTGCAAACTCTCCAGCCATTACCGCTAATTACAATATTAGTATTGCTATACTTATGGTCTTGCAGATTATTTCCAAGTCCACCCTCAATAATGGGTTTCATTCGGAAATAATGGAAAATCCTGATAGCCTTATTGGTAAACTCACTAAAATCATGGTTCTTAACAGCAAAACTGATTTCAAGACCATTAGCCTCGTCAGTTTCACAAGTATTAAAAAGATTCAGAGTAGGAACACCGCTATCATCAATAGCGGCAATATAGGTATACTTAGTTCCATTAAAGTAAGAACTGGTAGTAAAACTCTTGGTATAAGCAAAAGGACTCTTGCTTCCAAGACCAAGGCAGCCAACAAAATCATTACTGTCGTTCTTATTAGAAGCACCGTAAGTTGTATACAGGTTCTCCATATCACCCTGACTAAGCCCAGTGCCATAATCACGCACTGTAAAAGACGGATTAGCAGATGTTGGCAAGATCACCTTGAAGGGATTCTTATTACCAGCACTAATATGACTATCATAAGCATTAGTAGACAGTTCACGAATAACTGCCATCACCTTATCGGAATAGAGGGAATCCGAAAGGATTTTAAACATTTTGCTAGTCTGAGCGATTGTAAAACCAGACTCGCTACGAACACCAGCACTATGAGTCTCAATAACGCGATCTGCCAACTTCATCTTTATGTCTCCAAATGTCCTGTGAATCGTTCCCTGTGATAACCCAATCATACCACAGTGTTATCGGTTGTCAAGCCCCTTCTCTTTAGAACTTATCGCCATCCATCCTAAATATGCCGTAAGTAAACCAAAAAATCTGAGCAAATTAACTGGTAAAAAACACCAATATATTCCTATTAAAATGCTCAAAAGTCCCATTATGTATATTACGAATTTTGGAATGAATCTTGATTTACTTAATAACCATGTTGCTGGCCCAAGTAGCACCACAAATAAAAACATTAATGATACCAACAGTGCCAAACTAGCCATCAACTTTCATCCTCTCTAATGCCCCAACCATCAACATTTTCGTCATCATCGTCATCCTCATCATCATACGCAAAACTTCTTTCATCATAAGGAGTCCAATCTTCTTCATCCTCTGAATCGTTTATTGATTCAGCGTCCTCAATAAAGACCGTAATAGTATTGAGTATATCAAATAACTTAATAAGAGTATCATCCATAGATCGTATCTTATTTTCTATGTTTTTTACACTTTTTTTAAGATCAGAAATATCCTTAGATATAGAACTATCTCTACTCTTTAGATCTTTATTCTGCTGAATTATTTGTTTTGAAATATCGTCAAAATCTCTGGACATAATAGTACTCCTTTATATAAAGAATACACCATCTAATCACACCAATAGCCATCACTACAATGGCATTGATATCTATTACAATAACCACATTTTGGGCCAGGAGTTGCCATTCCCCAAGCATTTGCAATACTACTAAAACTCTCAGGCCCAGTATCAATACAAACTAATTTAGCCTTATTATTTCGCTTAACATATCCCACATTCCAATAATGACAATCCCAAAACCTAAGACAAGTTTTATTCTCAATAGTTTCTACAAGATTCTGAATATCTCGTAGTCTTTTTTTCATTACATTTTCGTCAAGGATTTTTGCACGTTCTGTAATATATCCCCAATCAGTATCATCGCCCCATTCGTATTTTAATTTGGTGATTTTACCAATAACTTTTGGAGCAAGATCAAATTTACTCAATAGTTTTTGTTTGTTATAGGCTATTGTGGCACTCTTTTTGCTACCGAATTGTTTGAATCCAAGAGTTTTATCCTCTTTTATCCAATAGAATTCAGCACAACAACCTTCTTCAAAACAACCAAAACCATCATCGTGAATTGTATACTTCATCTTCTCTGATAATATTCCCTGTTAGTTGTTCAACAATATCAATGGCTATTTTTAGTTCATTTGTTTCCAGAATTTTAATAGGAGTTCGTGCAAAATCAAACTTGAATGTTCCAGTAACCATATAGTATGGTTCATCAGTTCCTATACCATCAACATTAAAGTATTCTTCTAAAGAATTTACTTCTTCTGGGATGAATCCGCCATTATAGTCACTAATATCTCTAATAGTGAGAATATGATAATGAAGAATATGAGATCGTGGATTACCTTCATTAGAACACCATCCCTTAAAATACCTATTTGGATAACTTACCACTGTGCCAATCCCCCTGTAAGAATTCTTCTCTGTTTGAGTATAATGGTATTAGTTTATTATCTTTGTCATCAAATCTATTGTAGTGCAAAGTTAGATTATATAGATCATGTCTGTCGTTAATTAAGCCATAAGCAACAGGTTGACTAAAAATGGTTTTAATTTTTTCTTTCAGAGCAACCAATTCTTTTTCACAACTTAACCAACGATTATTATCTTCAACGCTATTCTGATTAGCATTAAAAACATCTTGTGCTAAATCTCTTTTGGCTTCTCTTAATTTTACTAATTCGTTCTTCGCATTTAATACTGTGAATCTTGTTAAATTCCAACGCCCAGTATTTATTGCTGTTTCACAGCACTGAATTAAATAGTCTAGTGGATTAGAATTTTCATTCATTGTGGAATCCTATCTTAAACTTTTCCGGCATAACAACCTCAATAGCATTAGGAGCAAAGTGTTCGGCACAATAACTTCGTCCGTTCCACCAACCACACTTGTAACTAACAGAATTATCTCCAAAAATATTTATTTCTTCAATTGTTCCATAAACATCATCAGTCAACTTAACTCTACTACCAATCTTATATAGTTCTAAAACATTTTTGCTCATTGGTTTTCCTTTCGATAATTATCATTCTACAAATAGGAGCGGTGGGACTCGAACCCACACTGGAAGGATTTTAAGTCCTTTGTCTGCTGCCAATTGGACTACGCTCCCATATAAGTGACCGACTACAACAATCAATGATTTGAGGTTGAATCTTTGTGTGCCTCAAGCATTTAAACCGTTGTAGCCGATCACCCTTTTGGTTTTAATCAACCGTTCGCATGAGCCTTGAGGCGACGAACAACCTCTGCCATAGCCTCTACGTTGTCAACCGTCTTGGTTGGCTTCGCACGTTCCATAGCGGGCAGTTCAATACCCTTCTTGGTCAGAGCGGACTTTGTACGAGCATAACGAGCCATCGTACTAGCAACCTTCTGACCAGTCTTAACGGCAATCTCAGCATAAGTCTTGCTGGAGAAAACTGCCTCAAGGAACTGCTCGTCACTGCAACGAACACGACTCTGCTTATCAACCGTAGTAACTTCAGCCATAATCAACCTCCAAATCATTTCCAAGTCTTGTCTTGCGAGTCAGTCGCATGACTGATACTCTCGCTTGACTCCTTCATTCTAACATCCATTATCGGCTTGTCAACTGGGCGACCTTGAATTTTTTCTCTCTGTCGCCAAATAGTTTCTGAATCTCTTTAAAACTGTACGGAGTACCAAATCCAACCCCATCCCTTTTATTATCCACGCCCACATCAAGCGTAAAGCGTCCTAGTGATTCATCCTCGTTGTGAAGTCTGCCGTGAACATGACCATAAAGCATCCAACTTTTACGATAACTTTTGTTCCATGCTCTCATAGGATAATGAAAAAGAATGATCTTTTGATTGCAATGGATTATTTCTTTCATCAGTCCTATGGAAGAAAAATCTTTTTCACTAAATTTATCTTCGTTGTCATGGTTACCAAGAATCACATGAATATCTTCGCAAATTATTTGTTTTCGATATTTCTTAGGATCACCGCCCCTATGGCAAAAATCTCCAAGAAAATAAAGAGTATCACTTGGCTTAACAACACTATTGATATTATCAATAATGGTCTTATTCATTTCGTGAGTATCAGCAAATGGTCTTTTACAATAGCCCACAATATTTTTGTGTCCGAAGTGGGTATCAGATATAAAATAAATCATTATTCGTCAATAGGTAGAACTATTCCAAGTAAAAGATAAATCCAAAACAAAATACTTCCAGTAAAAATTGCTCCAACTACGAATCCTAATCTTATTAGTGACGAATCTATGCCTGTGGCTTTTGCTAGTCCTCCACAAACTCCGAATATCATTTTGTCATGACTATTTTTAGAAAGGCGACTCATATTATACCTCTACTAAAAAGTCATTGTTTACTAAATTTTCTCTATCATAGATTGACGATAATGTTTCTTTAAGATTGTCATTCTCTACTTCAAGAATTTTAATAATCGACTCTGCCTGATTAAGAGCCTTAGTTAGATGATATACTTTATTGATTAATTCATCGGTAACAGTATTTTTCATTATCATAGCATGATCTCCATAGTTACTGGACTACAGGGACAATTTTAATAGATGCTGGTTTAGAACTATCGAAATTAGGAACAGCATTGTTATGTATATCAAGAGTTATTGTTCTCAGTATATCTGAAACAAAAATTGCTGATATGTTTTTGTAAAAATTATCTTGAACGTATACAGAATATTCCATAATAGTAACCTCCAATTAAATATACACTATTTTTATTCTATAGAGGTAAAAAAATCAATCATATGTTTAGTTTGTTCTTTATTTAAGATTATTTGATCAGAATATGGGCGATTATGAACTAATACCTGATAAATATATCGTAATTTCTGCCAAAATGACATTTTATGACCATATGATGACATATTCTCATATATTGACAGTTCAGTTAATTCATATTCAGTATCATGCTCTAACACCAAAACCTCGCTCCTACAATCACATAATATGAATGTGGTTTTATTTTTTTCGAATTTTACCACGTTTAGTTTTTTTACTTTTTCTGAAGATTCTTTCATAGTTTTTGTCCCATGTTTCTTGATCCACTGATATTGGTCTTTTTTTAGAACCTTTACCATTATCACTCATAGTCAATCCTCCAGAACAAAACTCCAGTATCGGCTATCTTCCTTCTTTTGAAGATCATCCCAGTAAATGGATCGTGCAATATAGGATGGAACCTTGAGTTTTCCACAATTCACCATCCAATGACGTTCCATTTTCTTATAAGTAGTTGAACCACTCTTGCTCTTATTATATTTGAGATGTTCCATATCGTAAAGTCGAAGTTGATGAACGTCACCACACAATACCCTTGCCTCATTAGGATGAATCATTTCAAGAGCAAAACTAATTTTAGCCAACCCAATACCACTAATCTTATTCAGAATACTGTCACGCTTCTTAACATGACCCTTCTTAGTGGTAAAATAAAAGTCTTTAGGATTGGCCCAAAACTTCTCACTAAAGTCCCAAATATAATTGGTACGATTATTGTGAAGTCCAACGCCGCTCTTGTGGAGTTTATTCAGCAAAGTTTCCTTGCTGTCAATCCACTCGTTAAAATTCTTGATAGCGTTATATCCAGCACAATTACCCTTCCAAGTAGTATGAACAGAGCAATAGGCAAAGAGATAGCGGCGAAAAATATCATCGTGATTCTTAGGACGAACACTCTCCCAATACTCCTTGTATGAGACAATCTTATCTTTAGGAAAGTTCTCAAAGAAAATATCAGCCTTAGTCTTATCCAAAGTGGTATTCTGAACAGGAATAACAGAGTTCTCAACGATCATGGGTTTCTCCAAAAGTGTTTCAAGCGTTATGCTAACATTCTACACTAGCGTTATCGTCTTGTCAAGGCCGATTCTTGAATCATTGTTTATTGGATCGACGCAATAAATGCTTATGCTCTGGATATTTTTTATTTAATTTATGTCTTTTAGATTGTGTGTCAATCTTATTTTTTTGATTAAAATTACGTCTATCTAATTCTTCTTTAGCAAAAGATGCCGTAAGTAAATCTACGGTATCAGGATTTAGAACTATATGTTTTAGATCTCTAGTCCTCATACTAATAATCTTAAAATGTAGAGTTTCTGCTGGAGTTCTACCCTTTTTTGTGTTTGAAAAGAGTTTCTTTTCTCTAGTAAAGGTTTTCTTTCCTCTTCCTTTTCTTATCATTATACCGTCCTCGCTGATCCATGCAGGATTTTAAAAGTAGGAAATCTAAGAGATATGCCCCCATCTTGGTTTTTAGTCTCTTCAAAATACTGTACGGTTATTTGCTTACCAAGAATTTTCTTAGGATTCTTATAGAACTCTTGACGTTGCTCAATACTAAATCCGCTACCAACTCGCACAGTATAATCTTTATGATTAATCATAACACAAGAAAGCATAATCTCCTCATGCTCTGCACCATCTTTCACATAACGAAATGGCCCCATTTCTGTGTCGATAACTTCGTATTCATCATCAAAAAAACTTTTATACTTGAGCAAATCTTTGCTACGCTTTCCTTTGTATGGCTCATCAGCACGAAGCATAAGACCTTCATATTTTTCTTTAGTAGACTTTGCAATCCACTCATTAAAATGATCGTCGTTCCTAATGACTTCTTGCTCAAGAACAGTTAAACATGGACATTCATTAGGTTGCATAACAGCACAGAGATTAGCATATCGAATAGAATATGGTCTATTCTTATCTCCCTTCTTACTATAGAACTCATCATGAGTTATAATATCGAAAATCTTATATGATGGATTAGGAATAGTATGATCCTTCTTTTTCAGTTGCTTCATAATCCCCTGAAAATCTTCATTACCATCCTCGTCAACCAAACAAAGTTCACCATCAAATACAACATTAGTAATTCCCAATGCCTTGATTCCACCAGCAACAACATCAAGGGTATCAAAAGATTTTCCGGTTCGTGAAAAGAAAGTGGTATTACCAAACGCATCAACAATAGCGATACATCTGGCCCCGTCAATTTTGCGAGATACATACCAATCGTCCTTCCAATCTACAAGTTTAGGCTCATATTTATCAGCAAGAGCAACACTAAACTCTGGAATATGATTAGGAATAGCCTTATTGATAATCTTGTCACCAGCACGGGTTTTCAAATCTTTGTCGATAATACAGTGGATAAGTTCCTCATGCTCAGGATGAGTATCAGTAAAACTATTTACAGCACTAATAGCATCGTGGCCTGTAATAGCACGACCTTTAAGGTCATCCAAAAGATCAAAAATATTTTTGTAAGAATTCTTTGACTTTAGATGTTTCTTCTTCTTGAGATTATCGCTAGTAACATTGTATTGCCAAGTAGGATGATAAGTATAGAGCAGAATTTTCTTAATAAAACTTGCTCCAGCCTCATTAGAGGAAGTATAATCCTCAATAATTTCAGCCTTATCAATAGTGCTACTCGTCGCCCTAAGTTCTCTAACAAAACTGCTAAGATGATCGAAACTCATACCAATGTCTCCTTGTTGTGTCTTTCCATTCTACACTACTGGATTGCTTTGTCAAGTATCGTCTAATTGCGATTTGGTCTTGAAAGAAAATAATTCATAGCATTCACAATACCTTCTAGGTTATCTCCTAGTTTTCCTATTCCAGTATTGCATCTATCACAGACCCATCCTCTAAAAGAATCATCACAATGATCATGATCCAAACACCATTTTAATGGTACTTTTTTACAGCACTCACATAATTCTGGACGGGGCGGGGCTTTTTTGTGAAGTTTTCCACGAACTTTAGTTTGTTTCTTAACACAACTCCTACATCTACTATCCAGATTGTCTTTATACATACTGTGCTTGGGGAAACTTTTACAGTTTTTCCTTTTGCCACAGTATGAACAAATTTTTCTAATCATAATTAAGTGGAGGCGTTGGCATTGAAGCCAAGTCCAGAGTAATTTCAATATAAACTTCTACATCGTTAGTCTATTGTAATTTGGACATTAGACAAACCTAGAAGAATTATCTTCATCAGATCGGTTACGATCATCGCCTATGTTTTCGGGTTAGACTTCCTTATCAGAATTATCTGAGTCAACATGATTGGGTAATAAGGCCCATATAGCCCCACTCGTACCTAATTAATTAGGCAGCGAGAGCGAGATTTACTTCGCCAATTAACATTTTTTGAATAACTTTTATACTGGCCTGTTATTCAACCAGTCGATGCCATCTTATATCTCTATTTACCTGTCGATACCTTTCGCCCCCTAATCTTCTAGTTGAATCAATCTATCACGCAAACCATTTACCGCTTTTGTCTGTATCATATCATTTATCTCTATTGTTGTTTGAACAGTTTTTAAAGATTCTGAATGAATAGCATTCATGGTAAGAGAAGCAAATAAAACTGATAGTAGACCGATAAACAGAAGTCTGTATTTCATAATAATCTTTCTTTTAGGCGGGTTAGTTACTTAACTAATATAAAGGAAGGTTATATAAATTACACCATTCCATTCTTAATCATAATCAGATATTGGTCTTTACTTATCCAAATATCGTCATTTTGATACCTTTTTGACAATAATGAGCGAATCTTTTTTCTTCCAACATAACACGGTTGAAACCTTAAAGACTGTCCACTAAAATAGCATTTCCTATTAAACAAAGAATATTTTAATGTCCATTCTCTGTCATGTGTAATTTCAGAAATCATTTTGTATTGGTTCTCTAGTTTTAGTATCATACTTAGTGCCTGAAGTATATGTTTGCTTTGATAGTCTTTTAACTTCTTCCATTAATTTCTTCAGTTCGTCATCATCAACTGGTGAAGTTATAGTATTAACTACATGATTTAGTTTATTGATTTTCTCAAGAAATACCCAATTAAAACCAATTGATAAAACTAATAGACCAAATAAAAGAGTTACTATTGGCATACAGAATAATGAGCGATGTGTCATAAAAATTCCTTGTTTTTTCTTCTTGGTTGTGTATTATATATTAGGAGGATCGACTCAATGAAGCAAGCACTCAAATTAAAAATAGTCGAACTGAGAAAAAAGGGTTATTCATATAACGATATTCAAAATAAATTAAATTGTTCTAAAGGCACGATTAGTTATTATTGTGGTAAAAATCAAAAAGAAAAAAAGGATAATAGACAAAGAAAACGTAGGTCATCAAGTGTAATTAAAAATAAAATAGAATCTTTCTGTTATAGACATTATTCGCCAATATCTTCGCCTGCCGAAACTCGTTCTTATGAGAAAATATTAACTATTAAAATAAGGTTTTTTTCTATGAATCGGAAAACCAAAAAAACACAGCAACTATTTAATATAAATGACCTAATAAATAAAATTGGTGAAAATCCAACTTGTTATTTAACGGGAAGAAAAATTAATCTAGATGATGGTAGATCATATCATTTAGATCATATTATTCCTATTAGTAAAGGTGGGGATAATAGTTTAAATAATTGCGGTATAACTTGTAAAGAAGCAAATCAAGCAAAACATAGTTTGACAAAAGAAGAATTTATTAAACTATGTCAAGAAGTGATTAACTTTAATAAGTAATAAAAATAGAGCGTGAGAGAATCGAACTCCCATAGCCAGTTAATAAGACTGGCGTCTTAGACCATTAGACGAACGCTCCAAATTGTTAAAGATCATCACCGTCCTACCACCATTATATCATCGACCAGTGGCTTGTCAACTCTTGAGAATATTTTTTTAGTCGTTGTGGTATAATTCCTTTAGAAGTTTAATCTCTGCCTCATGCTTTTTAATATTTTCATACATCTCATTACAACTCACACAGAAATCAGATGATATATATGCTTTACAATCATGAATCTTATCTTCTATATCACGAATCTTTCTTTTTATTTCTTCGTTTGATAGATTTGTCATTTGGTTTTCTCTTTTTCTTTTTTGTTTTTGTGATTTCTGGATTAGCCCAAAAAACCATCTCGTTGCTTTTTTCATCCCAAGCACATTCTACTAATCCTTTAGCAGCGAGTTTTGCTAATCCCACATTATGAATCCATGTTACAGTACGCTCATAGATTGTTTCATTAGCATCTTCATTGAGCAACGGACGATCTTTATTATCAAATCCAACACATTCGCTATTTACAAGATTAATTATTTGTCCGATACTGATAAAATCATCAAGATTTTCTTCATAAGACTGTGATAGACTTTTAGCCGCAGCCTCACGCATTTCTGTGGCGTATCCTTCAAGATCAGTAATGGCATAAACGTCGCTCATGTTCATACTCTCCAAAAGTAAATTACTAGATATACTTACTTACACCTTTATCCAAATCATTAATTATATGATCTACCAACGTATTTAAAGTATAATCCATTGAATATTGTCCTCTTGGTAGCCATTTAGTATTATCTCTTAGGCCGGTTTTTATTTGGGGCAACCAATGCTGATATGCCAGAGCATATTCTTTTGGAAAATACATCTTTAAAATAGTATCAATTTTATTAAGATGATCTTCTATATGATCTCTATGAGAATAAAGATTTTGTAATGCTTCTTTTTGTTGAGGATTTAAACTCATGCAACCGGCTCTCTCTGTTTCAATTTAATCAACTTGTGCTTGGTTTTCCAAACACCAGTTTCCTTGTTCTGAATATCTCCACCCATATAGATATGAGCAAATCCGGTACTCTTATCAATACCCCAAGCAAGAATACCATTCTGATCTACTGATTCAACAACAAACTTACCCCTATAACCCATTGGGATAAATTCGCCCTTACTAACAAAATAAGGCCCGCCGCCAACCTTGATTCTGTCGCCCTTTACCAGTTCACGCCAGTTAACATTCTGGATAATCTTAGTGTTTTTGTGTTCCTTACTCTTTGCCTTAAAGACGAAAGGAGTATTGCACTTCTTACACATATAAGCACGGGGGCCAGTAGTTTGACCACAATTCTCACAAGTCTTTTGTCCCTTACCCATTTTATTCTTCTCCAGTGCGTTGTTTAAGCCTTATGCTCCAAGTATAACAGGATTATCGGCACTGTCAAGCCGTCACCTTTAAGATTTTCTGCAACCGTCACAAAGTGTGCTAATCCAGCCACCTTTATTTGGTTTTCCTTTATTTCCACAAACTTCACAAGTTTTATAACTTATCGTTTCAGCCATACTAACCAAACCACGAATGTAATCATTTCCACCAGAATAATAAGCCCTAAGTCCGCCAAACTTTTCTTTAATCTGATCAAATTTGAAATCAATAATTGTTTCATTGTTCCCAGCAATAAGTCTATTTCTATCTTTGATATTTTTATTAAGACTCTCTATTATCTGGCAAATTGCATTTATAAGATCATACCATCCATTTCCGCACGTTATGCCAAAAGCCATGCAACTATTTTTTGGCCCAAGGTCTTTGTTAGAAAAGAATTCTGGATATTTTTCAAATAGTTGATTTTGTAATTCCTGATCCATTTGGACTATCCTTTATTTCAAGTTTACCGGGACTATAGTGACAAAAATAACTAGCATAAATCTTACGTTTAGTTAACTGAATAGTTGTATCAAAAACTTCAGTATACACATTAATACGATAACGATTTTCCCAAACATTATGTATTTTAGTTAGAAGATGATTCTTGGGCTTTTCAACTTGTTTAAACAAGAGGCTTTCGATTTCTAATTCCATTTAGGTTATCTCCATATTTGTGTTAGAAGTATCAATACTCAAAGAAATCTTCTTATCTGGCATTTCAATAAAATCAGTAGGATAATATCCTAAAGTTTCAAAATCAAATACTTCTACTGGTTGCTGCCAAGGAAAACTTCCACCGCTATTAATGTCGTTTGCTCTTTCGTAAAGAAAGTTATACAGTTGCAACCAAGTCATATTATTCATTGGTTTCTCTTTTTTCTTTGTAAAGGACGGAATATGCCCAATCTAGTCTATTGCAGGCTAAATTTGTAGATATAATCTCTATATTTTGATTTTCATCTAGCCATTTTTGTATATCGGTATTGAAGTTGGTATAAAAAAATTTGATTTTAATCATTATCTGGCTCTCCGATTGGCACGATCAAGTTTACGAATAGTTTGTGTAGCATTAGCAGGAACCATAACAAGAGAGGGGGCAGTTTTATGACCCCAATCCATAAATCCTACGGCACGATTTTCTACACTACAATCTTTACAAATCATTTTGCGACCAGTTTCGACCAGAAACTCGTAGCGATCAAATCCAACATTTTCTTGACAATAAATACAATTCATAGGTAGCCTCCGTATAGCGGATTATACCATAACCATCGGCATTGTCAACTCGTTGCCTTCAATCAAATTTCCAACACTGTCAATAAAATTCCCATCGTCTGTGCTATAATAGACTGTATTTAATCCTACGGCATTAAGAAGTTTATCACAATTCTCACAAGGTTTACTTCCTAGAATAAGTCCTTTTCGATTAATACGCAAAACAACAACTGACCAATTAGGATCAATGGTATTATACTTATCCAGAAGTTGAGAAATAAGACGAGATTCAGAATGATAATACGGATACTCCTTATATTTTGATAAATTAAAATCTTCACCAATCCTATAAGCACCTGTATGAGTCTTAATCGGGTTGTTTTGGGTGAAACAAATCATCTTAGTACCATCAAAACAGGCACTATAATGCCAACACCTAATCTCTTTACATGGAGTCCAGTTCTGATATGCTTTGCGAATCGTTTTGTTTATTATCTTCATTGTTTATCCAAATATCTTCCAACATTTCAATATCATAGTGTGCTGTTGATTGTAGTGGTATTAATTTTACATTTTTGTTTTCTGGATTATCTGTAAGTTTTATCTTTATTGGCTCTTTCATAAACAATTCCTTATTTTGATGCTAACATATATAAACCAATATTTGCAAATGCGTAGCCAATATATGTAATAAGCATACCATAGTTCTTGTGCAAGATTCCTTGCTCAATAGCCACCCAGATATAAATTAGCCCTGTGATTAGAATTAAATTATGACTCATACTGCAACTCCTTTGGTAATTTCTATATGATTTTCTATAGCCAAGTCTTTTGCTTTCAGTTCCATATCCACATCAAATTCTAGCCCGTAAGTATCAAAAGCATTTTCTGAATAATCAGCATGAGCCCTTGGATTATTTCCAACTCTACTCTCACTATAATGAAATAATGGGCGGGTTTGCCAAGTATCATAGCACATATTGATAGCCTCACACTCTGTCAAATTATTAGGATGACACTTATGATGTAGATAGTCGAAAGTAATTGGAATACGAGTAATCGGGTGAAAAATATCGACCAATTCTTTCACGCTCCAACAATTAAGTTTGTCATCATTTTCTATAACTAATCTGGCCTGACAATTTTCATCCAGATACTTAAAATTTTCATAAAAACGCTTAGAGATTTCTTTTCTCGTTCCGTTATTATTATGAACATGAAGATTCATGGGTGAATTAGTATCTGGTGGTAGTCCAATTCTGTCAAAAAAACTACTATAAAAATTCAATTCTGTAATAGTCTTTTCAACAACTCTAGGAGTTAAACTAGACAAACTGTTAAACTCACTAGGATGACAAGATACTCTAACATTATGACGGTCAATAGCAGATATTATATTATCAAACTCATCTTGAATTTCATCATGGTTTGGCAAATCTTCCAAACTTACATTAGCCTCGTCATAAGTAATGAGAGGAAAAATATCGCTACTAACACGATAAACATAGTTATTTTGTCCGCAAAACTCAATAGTTTTACGAGTAGTAATAAGATTATTAAGAATCCTATCTCCAAGGATTGTTATGGCTTCTTCTCGCGGCAGAGAATTGAAGCGTTTAAAAGTCATGGTCTGATGACCAATACCCTGCTCTTTAAGTTTGAGCGAGATACAGCATAATCCAAATCTCATAGTTTCCTCGTTTTTGGCTAGTATACCACAAGTATCGGCTACGGTCAAGAGACAACTTGAACAATTTCTTGAACAGATAGGATTTTTACTAAAAAATATTCTATGGATGGAAAATGAAGCTTAAAATTATTTAATGCTTCTTCAGAGGACAAGCCATCGTGAACCTCATTTATTAAGAGATTCTGTTTTGAAAGATCGTTATTCTTATAAACCTGAGCAGTAATATTAAACAGTTTCATTATATGATCCAATCTGATTAAGAAATGATTTGATATCTATTAATTTACGATATTGTATCTCATACCTACTTTGATCATATGTAAAATTATTATTTGTCGTTCCAGCCTTTACCAAAGTAGAAAGATCGAAAAAGTCTTTTTTTGAAATAGCACCACATATCCATGCGATGCTAAAATCGTTTTTTATTCTACTGAAAACATAATAATCTACATCTCTTGCTTTTTGTTCTTCATAAAGTGTTGCAACATAATTATCTAATGGTTTAGTATTACATCCTTGTGCTTTTGAATCAATTGTTATTGAATCAATTATGAAATCTACATTATCATTATCACTATAATGAAGTTGAGGAAAATACGACCTTATACTAGCCTCTGCCAAATATCCTGTCATTCTTTGGCGATCTTTATTTAACCTATGAGTGCCAGTATTTCCATACTTTTTTTTATAAGATAGATTACGTTGTTCTGCTTCTTGATAAATTTCTGGAGTTATATTAATGGTTAACATTGGATACCTATAGATTAAATGCAGATATTGTGTGCTGAAAAGGATTACCTTCAATATTTTTTACTAAGTCTAACATAGTTTGTGCGATTTCTCTAATCTCTAACTGAGCATTAGGTTTGTTGCGTAAAGATTGAAAATGATAAAAACTTCTCCAGTTAAAACTAACGTCTGCTGTTATTTGAGTATTATATGGTCGAAAAAATCGAGCAGATTCTTTTGCTCTTTTTCTGTCAATATTATAGTTTTCAGTCAAACTCTGAACACACTCATGATATAGATTCAGCCCTTCTTGTGTATAATACTTTAGTTTTTCTTTCCAGATTTCGGGCCAATCATTTGGAATAAGATATTGATCTTCTTTAATTTCTTTGTATCTTGCGCTTTCGCCATTTACACTTACCCCTATTCTGTGCTTAATAATATGGATATGAGAAGCAATATCTGTTGTGACAAGAAAATGTAATAAAGATTTTTCAAATGGAGTATGATGCCCCTCAGTGGCTAACATAGTCAAAAGTTTTGGAATTCTAGTAACTTTATCTTCTGACAAATCTCTTGAGGTACTCGTCCATGCTGAACATGCGTGGATTTTATCATCACCATAATAACCTAATAGTTCTACTGTATTCATATTTGATCCTCTCTGTGTGCGATATTTCAAACTCTTCTAATGGACAAAGTTCCTCATCCCAAAAACCATTTTTTAATCCTCTTGCCAAAATATGTCCTGCTGGTTTCCAATGAGTATTAAAATCATCCAATAAAAGTCTTTTATTATTTTTGCCCCAATCACAAATAGTAGCATCAAAAACTTCTGTTCCAGAATCAAACCACTCGCCAGATTTAGATATTAATTTAAGATACATCGTTTGCTTTCCATACCTTTACTATTTTTTCCCATACTGGCTTAAAAAAATAAGCAGTAATTACGCTAGATATTCCACCAATCACACCATTTACCACAGGTGTTGCAATAGCAACTGGTACTAAGCATTGATTTTCAATTTCATTATTCTGCTGTTGAGAATTTTGTATCATTTTTATTTTCTTGATATTGTTTTTGATGCTCCACATACTTATCATTAGTCATATGATTATAAATAGCGGTTGCAACTTTACTCACACTAAGAGCAACTCCCGTAGCATTAGGATCGTCGTTCTTACACCAGTAATAACTAGCACCATTAATGCTATCATCTTTATCTTTAATGATAGAATAACCCCAAGTTTTTGCCCAACTTTTAACCTCTGTAATCTTAAACATTTAGCAACCCATTTCATCTGTACGTTTTGGCTTATTCATACTAACTCTATTTACAGGATCAGCATAGTCTATTTCTTTGTAATAATGCTTCCATGCTATTTTATGCTTGATTGCAATGATTTCTTTTCTTTGTTTCCAAATCTCTTGTTTTTGATAGTCAATAAGTTTCCATAAATCTTTAATATAATCAAGAACTGGTTCGTTCTTATATCTTGTTAGAATATCATTAATATTAGAGTTATTCATTGGCTCATATTTCAGAGTCATATCATAGTCATCTGGATTCCAATTAGGATCATAAGTTTGACTCATTTTTGTAACCATTCTCTTGCGTCATATTCTTTTCGATATTGCCATCCGGCAGCAAAACCTTCTAGATATAATTTTTTCATAACATTAACAGACTGTTTATTTTTACTGATAAAGGAGAGATTCTTACTTACCCATTCATGGTAACTTTTTTCTTCGTCGCTAAAATCCTCATCTTCACTCATTGTAGTTTCCTGTATTTCTTGTATATCTTATTGATATCTAAAATAATATGAGGATCAGTGCTACTTATAATAGTTTGATCATCATTGTCTGTAACATAAGCCTGTATCTCGTCATTTAACACTTCTTCTGCGTATCCTTTATCAAGAATATATTTTTTGGTTTTGGCTAATCCTCTTTTGTTTTTTTTAATGTAGGAATCAATCTCATTTCTATACTTCTCATTAGAATCATAAAGAGCATGAGATAGTTCGTGTCTTAATGTTGCATTATTTTGGGCGCCCATAATATAAAAGTTATCATGCCTATATTTAAACAGATTCAATAACTCAATTTCTTCGCTAGTTAAAGGGTCAAAAAGCCCCTGCTTGAAAGGAAGTAATATTCTGCTTGGAAAATTAAATCCTGTCCAATCATGATGATAAGTATCAGCACCATATTTTACAGAATACCACTGCCTAACCATTCCTAATGTGAATATTTTACCTCTAAATTCTGGATTAGGACTTTCATAGTATTCTTGAAAACGAATAAAAGTTCGCCCCAATTCTTCTTGAGAATCAGCACTTATCCAGACGCTGTTGTATGGTTGGCTTTTTATTTTAAGCATTTTCGTATGATGGATCATTATTGGGATTCATATATCCATCATAAGCCTGCTCTAAATACTCAACAACCTTTAGTTTCCATAAAGGAATAATATTCTCATTATTTATAGAATCATCCAGCACTTCAATCAAACACTGAAGTGTTCTATCAAATCCTATTTCATTGATAAATTGTTTTAATTGATCATTATTCTTCATTGTAAAATCTTATCCGATTCGTTCAGCGGAGGGTCTTGTTTAATTTGACCCGAACTGTAGTCCATGTATTTAAAGTTTGCTCTGCAAAGGTCAACAGAGTCGTATACTGCTTGATTAAGAGGAATATGACCCTTGATAGCACGTTCCAAATTTGTTCTAACAGTAGCCACAACTTTTGTTAGAGCGGAATTTCTTTCTTCCATACTCTTAATCTTACTATCTTTTTCAATCAAATTAGTTTGAATGACAGAAATAGCCTCAATAGTATTCATATATTATCTCCAATGGTTCTCTTTAGTATACCATATCGACAATCCGCTGTCAAGACTTTAGGGGGCTGCGAAACCAATGCTCCGCAACCCCCTTAATCAAGTGAATCTTGGTAGATTAGATAGTACAAATCACCTAGAATATCGTCGGCAACAATACCATCTTCCATCTTTACCTTGAGCATAACCAACATCTACTGTTGTCATGCCGCTATTAGCGAAACAGCAATTACCATATGCTTGTTGCTGAGAAAATCCGCTACCACATCCTTCATAACCAGAATTTCCACCAAAATGACCCACAGTTCCTTTTGATGCCATCATTTCGGCCACACCTTGTGCTGTGGAGTTATTGCTAGATGAGTTATTTGTGTAAGAATAAACCTTGTTACCATTATTTGAATAGTATCTTGGTCGTGCCTCACAAACTCCAGCGATCAATCCTGCAAACATTAGTCCTAAAATAAACTTTTTCATATTTTCCTCCTTGAAATTAATCGTTATTGTTATTTTCTTTCCATGTCATATTATTCGGTCCTTTATCCTTATCTAAAAACATCCTCCTTTCTTCTCTAAGAGCAGCGATTTCTTTTCGCTGAGTTTTTATTTCGTTTTTAAGAGACTCAACAGTATTTTTTAAATTCTCATTATCTTTTACCAGAGAATTGATATAATCATCTATGTCCATTCTTTTTCTAACTTATCTAACGTTAACTTAACCATACCATCATCATAAAAACAATCTTGTTTGCTTGCTACTAATTCTTTATATTTCTCAGGCCACACATTATATAAGGTATTCATGATGGTTTGACCATATCTCAACTCAAAAGAGTAATGATTATAAGTATCGTCAGCAAGTTGTAGAAAATCTTTAAATGAAATTTTATTCGACATCATACCACTCTGGAAAGTCTAGTAAATATAAATCAGCAAACGGAGCATTTACTCCATCATTTATACTACTTCCTAATATTGGCGATTCTTCTTGAGCCGTCATCTTCTAATTCCTTTACTCTATCTTGTAAATTATTAAATTGTTTTTCAGTAACCATCTCAATTTTAATAAGAGTTTCCAGAGTATCTTGTGTAATCTTTATTGTTTTATCTTGAACATAATTACCAGCAAAGATTAATCCTATGGCAAAATATGCTATACATATTAGAATAAAGTTAGTGGTTTCATTTTTCATTTAAATCCACCGTTATTTCTGCACCATTAAATACCCAGTGATCCATCTCGCCTATAGTAGCCCTAATTGGTTTATTTACAATCTTAAATTTCACATCAAAAATACCACTCAGCCCCTGATTCTGATAAAGATATTTTATAATAGCATCCTTAACATCTTCGTCGCTCATGGTTATATGAGTCTTATTATTAATTTTCATTTACAAAATCCCTTAGTTTCTTAATGGCACTGTCAATTGTTTTAACAACCGCCCCACTTAATGCGTAGTCTTTTTTATAGGACGCTAGAGCATCCAGTATCTTCCATGCTTCATTTTTGTTAATATCAATGTTCATAAAAGTGGTTCTCCGGTTTCCATAACATATAACATACGTTCAATTTCTAAAGTATTCTGATCTATAATTAATTGGCGTGGTGTTTTATTTCCAAAAGCTTTATTAGGAGTATCTAACCATTCTTCAATAAATTCATTTTGTACAATTTGTCGTAGACGATCTTTTAATTCTGGTTCAGTTATTGATTTATTCATCATTTAAACAAATAGGGAAAGATCAATTCCCTTGTCCCTTTCTAAATTATGAGCATAAGCAGTTAAAGTGCCATGTTGATTTTTAGTCATTATAATGCCAACTCCAACATTCTACTTTTTTAGCTTGCCATGATCTATCACGCCATATATCTTCTTCGATATATTTGTTTGCTTCTTCTACATTAGAAAGTTTAAGAATAACTCTATGAGAACGTAGTGCCATTTTTTCAAATGTATCCAAATAACGCCAAAATAACCATCCCTTTTTTTTTACTTGATACCATTCTTTTCCATTACCATCAACGAATTTACAAATTTTGTATTTAGTCATTATAATTCCACATTATACCTTTATATTTAAATGGAGGTTCAGTATTAGGCCAATATTTTTGCTGAGGATCTAGTTGAGGATAAAGAGGCGGGTTTTTTGGTACAGCTTTTTCTGGATGATAATATACTTGCTTATGTAAACTTTCTACTCTATCTATTAGTTCCTTGACTTTTCGTTCAAGATTAAGTAATGACTCTAATACCACATCAATCTTTTGCTTGACGGGCTTTTTCTTTTTAGTAATTTTCTTTTTCATATTTCTTCTCCATTATTATAGTCCTAATTCTTCGTCGAGGTCACTTAATTTTTCTAATGCTTCTAATCTTTTTTGTTTAACATCATAAGGTTTAACAATCCATCCCATCATCATTAGATCAAGTTTAATTTCATCAGTAACAAAACCTTCGTTTCCGCTGCAATACCAATCAATATAGTCCCCTTTTTGTATCATGTCAGAGATTATACCGCCAGCAAATCTCCAGGTACAAGTCCATTCTTTGTCTCCATAAAAGAATTGATTATTACAAAGAGCGGCGTATAATTGTTCACAATAAACTTCGCTATTACGGGCTTTTGATAACATTCTTTCATTTGAGCGAAGATCATATCCTAAATTAAAAGTTTTATCTTCATCTTCTTCTCTTTTATCGTATTCATCAAGTATTTTTATCATTCCTTCATAAACGTCTTGAGGAGTTTTCATTTGTTCTAATTGTTCCAACCAGTGTTTGCGATAAAAACTTCCTCGTTCTGGCGAAGTGGAATATTTTTTCATGTCCACAGACAACTCCTAATCTTGATTAGTTCAATTAATTTCTCAGTATCTTCTTTATCGTAATTGTCCTCCATCTCACCAATCTTACGATAATAATATTTTCCGTCTTTTTCTTTGTTGAAAAGATCATGAGGGTCAACCCTATAATCTCTATCCAACCACCAATTGTAAAGTTCCAAAATCTTCTGAGAACTTATTGCTTGTGCTGTTGGCTTATTATAATCTTCATCATCTGGATTGATACCATAATCTTCATTCATTTTAAGATTACAGGCCCAATCAAGATAGTCTAATCCTGCTTGTTTACATCGTCCTTTAACGAACTTATATTTTCGTTCTGGATATGCTTTCATCAAATGAGCCTGTTCGCTCTCAACAAAAATAACCAACTCATTGAACAACCCATGAAGAATACGATAGTCAGGATCATAATATTCTCCCGGCTTTAATCCTGTTCGCAAATAATGAAGTTTGTCAATATATCTGTTACGAACATAAACTTCTATCGTATGATAAACGTCCATAGGAAAGTTAACAATGTCTTGCAAAAAGTCTAGAACTTCTTCAGCAACCCAATATCGGAAAGGATGGTTCTTCGCTGATGTTTGTCTCCAATCATTCCATTCTTGCCACTCTAAAGCAAAAGGCTTTTTAATACCTCTAATTTTATCGGCAAAACCAGAGCAACTCCAGTGGTTAACTCTTGATCTTTTAAGTATTCTAAACATTGATATTGTTTCTTTTGTTGGTGTATTATAAATTATAGAGATGTATTGCGGACATTTCTAATAATCGTACAATGTATTATACCAGAAGCCTGAGTGTTTGTCAACCGCAATTTGACAACATTTAGGCTTTCTGTGTTAGGTGATATGTGGATAAGAAATTTTGTACAAAATGTAAACAAGAAAAAGAAATTTCTAATTTTAATAAACAAAAAGGAGGAAAAGATGGATTGAGATCACAATGTAAACAATGTATTAAAGACTATCGAAAGATATATGATGCAAAATATTATTCATTACACAAACAAAAATTATGCGAAAATAAAAGAAAATATAATAAACAAAACGCAGATATAATTAGTATAAAGAATAAACAACGAAGACTCGAACATAATGAATACTATAGAGAAAAAGACAAAAAAACTTATCTAAAATATAAATATAAAATATTGTCTCGTAAAAAAGAATATAGTAAAAATAATAAAAACTTAATAAACCAAAGAAACAACAAAAAAAGAAAAATAAACACGCAATTTAGATTAGCAGAAAATTTAAGACGTAGAATTAATCATGCTATTCGAGGAAAAATAAAATCAGACAGGTCATTTAATTTAATAGGATGTTCTGTGGAAGAACTGAAAAAATATTTAGAAGATAAATTTACAAACGGTATGAGTTGGAAAAATTATGGATTATATGGTTGGCATATAGATCATATAATACCTTGTTCTAGTTTTGATTTAAACAATCCAGAAGAACAGAAAAAATGTTTCCATTATTCTAATCTACAACCTTTATGGGCAAAAGACAATCTAAGTAAAGGAGATAAATTAAATTGGCTATAGATCAATATTCACTTCATAGTTGTTGAGCATTTTGTAAAATTCTTCTCTTATACTATATACAGCATTATCAGCACTATTAAACTGATGACCATATTTTTCCCACTCTCGTAATTGTTGACTAAATTGCCACAACATACGCTGACACTTTTGTGCTTGGTTCATTATATCATACTGAACCTTATCTTCTGGAATATCCAGATCAAAATTAAATGTGGCTTTCATGATGTAAAATAACGCTCTCCTTCTAACGGATCTGTTTCATATGGAAACTGGAATGGCCCCAAAACCTTTCGTCGTTTAAACCTAATGATAGTTAGAATATCCAAGAAACAAGTCTCACAAAGTTGAATATTGTATTTAGTAAAATCACCAATACTACCATATCCCCAGCAGGCTTCTAATGTAGCATAATCCGGCCCAACTGTGCTAAGTTTAGTGGTAGAATTTCCACAACAATCACAGTGAACATCATCAACTACTTTTCTAATTTCTTCTTTGTAAGTTTTCATTTGTATCTTTGTCTACCATAACACTGATTAATTCTTGGTCTTGATGGATCTTTAATAGTATTAGAAAATGTTTGGTCTTCTAATGCTCTGTTAATATCAACGGCAGTATTGTAAGATTCACAAGGATTGTGATATTGTCCCCATCCCATTCGTGAATATAAATCCTCCATGCTTTCGTCTAGCGTTTTAGGACTAAAACAACCAAATAAGTTACAGAAACCTTTCCAAAAACTATTCATGTTTATTCTCCTTTAGTTACTTTTCAATATCAACAGGCATTTGATAAATTGCAATATTTAACATGTCTACTATTCTTTGTAGATCTTCTTTTGTTCCTTCTATACGAGTGCCGTTAGTATAATCATTCGTCATGTAAAAATCTACATAGTACCATTTTGAATGATCCTGTGGATTTGG